TTATAATCAAGATACTACGAGATGCTAAATCAATGTTACAATGGGTGTTAGTGGGGGTCTTGCAAACTAACACCACGAATTGGCCGGGCGCTCATGCCGGACTTCTACTTATAATAATAGAGCTGTAGATATTTTCAATTCTTAAATCAAAGGTAATGTAGGTTTTAATGAAATCAAACAGCCTTATGGCTGTAAACTGTAATCACGTTGCAGTACGCTGCAAGCGGCGGGGCCAACAGGATGGTGGGAGCCCCAGAGGCAGTACGTTGCAAGCGGTTCAGACGCGCCTTCGCGCGAGCGCGTCTAGTGCAGAATCTTCTTATATAGAAAACCTGTCGTGTGGTTCGTGCTTCGGTCGAAGAAACTCCGGCTGAAGCCCCCTTGCGCATACCACACTAGAAATGACCAAAGGATTTCGCATTCTGCGACTGAAAGCTGGTAGTGAAAAGCATTCACTCTGATCATGTGTTGGGCTTCATCATTATTCCGGATGAGGTGAAGCCAATCGGCGACAGCAGTCGCGTATTCGTCGGCCTGCTGCTTGGTGGTGTAGGTGCGGCAGGCGGCTTTGTTAGCGAGTCTTGGTAAGTCGATCGTCAACTCGTCGCCAATGAGGTAACCAACGAAGGTGCCGGTCACCCCTTCCTCCACTTTCAACTCGTTGAAAGTGTGGATGTGTGTCACTTGTTGCGACCTGATGAACCCGTCATCGCCTTTAAATCCTGCGACGAATGGTGCAAAGACGTCGTACGCGCTGCCGACCCTGGCCATGTTATCTATAGTGTTGTTGAGATAAGTCATGGCGGTGCCACTCTGGAACGCATCCAGGGTCCAGAGGGTGTAATCGAGGCCGCGAGCGGCCCATGCCCGGATGGTACTGAACAAGATGTCAATGACGTGCTCCGGGGTTCCGATGATACGGAACAACCTTTTTAGCTCGTGAACCGCAGCAGTCTTGGTAGTGTCTTGCTCGCTGATGTCTGTGCAGACAGTTTGGTATCTACCTTCTGGCAAGGCTCGGATGTCGGCGTCGATGCGCTGCTTGAAGTCCTCTGCGCTAGCGCCGTTCGGGAGGTGGACTCCTGGGCGACGGCATCTTA